TTCCTGTAGAAGTTGGAAGTTCTGGCATTGCAGAATCTACCATTTTGGGAAGTGCATCCGTAACTGCTTTGGTAACTTCTGCAGTTATCTTTACACGCACATCTTCAATCATTGCATCCTTATTGAGGAATAGGTATGTTCCTCCAGCAACAACACTGAGGGATACAAGTCCTGATAGTAGTGCTACAGCGTTTACTAGTTTTTGCATTTTAGTGTTTCCTATTAATAGCGTTTTTATTGCCAATAACACTCATACCTGAAATTAATAAAACCAAGAGTCCCAAAACATATAGAGTGGAAATCATAGTATTAATAATCCAATTACAAGTCCCTTAGCAAAAGAAATCCAAAGTAATTGATAATTGCTCAGATCAAACTTCTTTTGCACTTTGCGAATTACTTTCTTGTGCAACATTGCAGTGTCGTCGAGTTTTTGTTCGACATGCCACTTTAAACTTCTTTTTTTCTTTTTAAATCCCATTATACTAACGTGCCATGAGCACGACGAATTTCTCTAAGTTCTTCAAAGTTCTTCTGTTTGGTCCCACCATCGTAGGCCCAAGCATATCCTTCTTCGATCATTTGTTCGTTGAGGGACAACTCGGCGTCTCCGATATAGAGCCAGCCGAGAAGGCGCCCATACTTTCCAACACCACCAACAAGCTCAGTACGGATAACGAGATCATCGTCCCCTTGAATAGCGCCTTCAAGTCTTTCTTTAAGCCAGTTAGTAGCATCATAACCAAGTTCTTTTTCTTCAAGGTCTTTAGTTCTTTTTTCGGGGGTGTCAACACCAGCAACTCTAACTCTTTCTTTTTTATAAAGATCAAAACCGAGATCAATCGTGACATCGATCGTGTCTCCATCCAGCACTCTATCTATGCTGGTCACTCGGAAGTTGTAACAACTCTTCCGACTCGGAGGTTTCATGGCTCCCATCTTCTAGTTCCTTGAATGATATCCTAAGTATATATACGACACAGTAGAGTGTAAATATAAGTCCACACCCCAGAAGTATAATTACACTCCAAGTCGGATCATTCAAATTTTCGTGAGGTTTCAGAAGTAAATTCATTTAGATAATCCTTTTCATTTTGATAAGGAATTGATTCACCTGTATATAGTTTCCATCCTTCCACAAGGTCAGGAATCAACCACTGATCTACTCTGTAACAATATTGCCAATTAACAGGTTGAATACAGTTCATCACAACTACGCTCCAGAAAGCAGTAGCATAATTTATAATAGTTAACATTAATTATTCATCTCCACTTTTTATAATTTATAGCGATATCATTCCAATCGCCAGACCAATCAACTTTATATGGAGCACTAATAGATACCTCGTCAAGTCCTTCTATATCAGATGACTTTATCTCAACAATAGGTTCTTGTTTCTCTTCCTCTTCCCATTGTTTCTTGATTTCTTCGGCCTGTTTATCAACATCCGATATTTCCATTTGAACACGACCATCGACCCAGTGTTTCCATAACCACTCGATAACACCAAGAGCAAGTTGATTTAGTGGGTACTTTTGATTACGAGCCCACATCCTTGCTTTTGTATACCAGGTTTCTTCACCACCCCATTGGTGTTCAAATTCGTATTTCATTACCGTATAGATAACAAATTATTTATATTAGCAATCGTTAAATACTTTACCAACTTCTGAACCAGCTTCAGATCCTATTTTCTGACCAAGTAATAATGCCCATCCAGAGGCTAACCATCCAACATAAGGGATATTCATAACCGCTGGAACAATTACACCAGCACTAATTGCGGTTCCTGCCATCGCACCTTGAGATCGTGCGCCAGCGTCCGCCCGTATACACTCTTCGCTTTTTGCAAGGTTCTTTCCCTCGGCGTCTAAAGCGCCACCTCCTAAGTTTCTAGCGCCATCCATGGTGAATTGATCAACACGGTACTCTCTTCTACGAGTTGTACCACCACCAAAGAATCCTTTCTTATCTTGATCTAACTGAAGAGACCTTTCTGAATTTAAAATAGCAGGATCGTTTGCTCTAAATTCAATTTTATATCCATCTTTATTTGCTTCTACTTTATAAGATGAATAATCCCCACTGGGGAAATTGATAACGGGATACTGCGGTCTTGTTGAATTCAACAAATGACCAAGAACACCAATATGTGCAAAACCAAAAAAAGTCCCCACAGTGAGTATTACCCACTTGAATGAGGACTTTGATGGTTTGACTTGTTTTGGCTTTTCTTCTACAGGTTCACTTTCTGGTGTAATTGCTGCCTTCCATAGTTCCATTTTTATAAAAGCGATGGATTATTATGATTTGCCCTTGGGTTCTACCGCAGACACAACTTCAGGTTCTTTTTTTGATGTTGGTTTTGTAGTAGTAGCACCACCGCCACCACTCTTAGCAGGAGAAAGTCCGAAGGCAGCCAACGATCCAGAGAAGACCGAAGCAATAAAGGTAGGGTCAAAGTCAAGAATCTTTTGACCGTTTGGAAGTCTAACGTAGGAGAATGTGAGAAGAGAAGCGGACCAGATAAGTACGACAACTTTCACCAGATTACCAAGAACTTCACTTTTATCTTCATGACCGTGGTCTTCTTTCTCTTCTACTTTTGCTTTGGATTTTCCGAGCATGAGTAGAGAGTAAGGCTCTGTTATTTATGGACTTAATATTTCGACTGTTATGTTTGTGTATTTGAGTTGATTATATTTTCTACAAAGTTCTTCGCTTGATGCGTGCTCCCACTTGTGTTTAGTTTCTTTTAACTGTTTTGTGTAGTCTTCACCACCGATACCAATCATTTCTTCGGCAACGATGGTTTTAACCAACACATCTCTCGTTAAATGTGTCATACCTTTTAAATGCTTTCCAACAAAAAATTCAACATAATAAGATAAAAAAACCAAAGAATTTTTCTTGGCTGGTTGCCCAAAAAATTTGGGATGTTATTATTTAGTAGTTTATGATCCCAATTCTGATACTTGATGGCAGATCAGTTCATAGTCATATGGACGACAAATCATAATGATTTGTTGATGATTTGGTTTTTGAAACAGTGTTAATAGTTGTATAGTTACGATAACTGATTGTGATAATGCAACGTAAAGTAGTATTCTATGTTTATTATCATAGAATGGTTTGTTTATTTTGTCGGACCATTGGATATAACGTTGCAGTAAGTGTTTCATTCAAATACTGGTCTAATAGGTGGTGGATTGAATTCATCTCTTACTGCTTTCATCACATCTTTGGGCACACCATAGTAACCCATATGCATCCATACGCAATCAATATAACGCAGGTCTTCACGATCTGCATCTAGTGTAAAAGCATCGCAATAATAAAGAATATCTTGTGGAACCTCAATCTTTTTCCAAGTTAAAGGTTCTTCAATAAAAAATGGTACAGTCATTTAAAAACTCCGGATAATACTTTAGGCAAATCCATATGACCATGAAAATAACCACCGACAATTATACCGATTACACACAATCCTAACACACCTAGAGTAATAGTTAGTGGTACTCTAGTATCTTTATTTGTCACTTAATGTATCCTTCCTCACGGAGCCATTTCTCAGTTAGTGGAGTTGGTTTATAGTCAGTCCACATAGTTCCACGAGCACAAGACTCAAGTGCTTCCATTGTCACATTTTCGGTTCTACCTGCCCATCCTGCCTCGGCTTCCCAGGGCACAGCAGATGCTGGATAAGTCCTTTCTGCCATTTCACGATAGATCATAGGAATATCTTCTTCTGGTCTGATGATAGCAATCAAAGAGTTCTTGATAGAACCTGCCATGCAATCTTGGGCAGCGTGCCAACCTTCATGACGCATCACCGTCATTAAGACACCAGGGCGACGCATATAAGTCTTATTCAGAAAGAAGTTATTGCTTACAGTATGATAAACACCACGGTGTCCTACGGGAAAATATTTTTCATCCGCTAGAAACACCTTAACTCCGACCTTATCAAGGGCAACGAGCATTCTACCGAACTCGTCAGCAATAATACTATAATCACTATTGGGATGAGCGTCAACAATAGTAGAGATATCTTCGACTCTTTGTACATCTTTGGTGCATTCTCGTACAATCATGCAACCCAATGAATCCATCGTATAGAATCCTTTAGTAATTTTTCCTTCA